CAGACGATCTTCTGACAAAAAGATCGTGGAACCTGTGGGACAGGCCCGTCGAGACCTCTTTCGAGGAGGGGTGCACTCTAGTTGTCAATACTAGAGACCCAGAAAGGGATGGTTATCCAAATCAATCATAGATTGACTAATGAATAATCTTAATCTTTCTGTCGAGACAGCTTAGCCTTCACCTTCCGCTTACTACTTAACTTCTCACGAACGGGAATTACCGGTCCACCTAAGGATCGAACCGTAAGTAGAAGTTTGTAAGCCCTCATTCGAGTCACTCGCCTATCAATACTCTTTGGGGTACTGATATTTGATAATGATAAGAATGAGGTAGTAGAGTACGAAGAGAAACCCTTCCCTCATTTCATGAGGTGATCAAGTAACTCTAAGTCCCTACGTGGAAGGAATGAATCTAGTGCGGAAAAGTCCTCATGGACTGATCCATTTTCACTAGATACAGGGACCTCAGGAGTCTCAGGGTACAACTTAGTCATCACTTCTAAAAAGAAGTTTTGACCGGGACCCTTGAGATAGTGACCGAAGTTTACACAAAAATTTGTGAAACCCGGCACCTCCCTGAGAGGGGGATCCCTATCTCTCCCCAGAAGACTTAGTTGGGAACTAACGAGGGACGTATAATCCTTCACAATTTCCTTTCTAAGTAACTTAGTTGCCTTTTTAAAATCTTTGACTACTAGTCTCTGAATTTTATAAAGCGTGATCTCTATAGATTCAATCCTAATGGATGAAAATATTGAGAGGATAAGAAGCTGGTTCGATCTCATTTCCTTGTATCTCATTTGATACAGGTTTTGAAAGAGTCCAGGGACTTCTCCTTCTTTTACACTCTGCTTCCTTTGGGTCATAAATGACTTAAAGATGTAGTAGCGTATAAAAGAATCACCTAAGTTTCCCCTAAGCCGCTTTCCGAAGATTGCGGTGAAGAGGACTTCTAGTCCAGGTAGGCTCTGTCTTCTCTCTCCAACGACAAGACCTATAACATGGTTGAGGAACTGGAATTTACATACCAGTCCTCCCTTTGTTAGAAGGATTGTCGGGAGTGGCCTTAAATTACCATCGTCACAGATTAGTTTCCTTGCGAATTCTAGTCCGTGCTTTGGCCTAGGTATGATTCTCTTATGTTCAGAGATACCAACACCTAGTGAGTTTAAGAGCCAACGGTACTTCAGAGCTACTTCTTTTCTACCGATGACTACGTCATCTCCTAAGACCAGGTAATCCTGAAAGTTGCGGTTTCCGGTAAGAACACCAGAAATACGAACTAAACAGTGATTGGTAATGGCTAATATAGCTCAAGAGCTGTATAAACCTATACCCTGTCCGACTGAATAACGTAACTTTACAGTCTTCCCAGAAGGAAGTCGTGTATTGAAATGTATTCCAGACATGACAGCACCCCAGTCTTGGGCTACGGTCGGTGATCCAAGGAGTCATCCGAGGATCACGACCTGGGTAGAAAGAGGTAGGCGATCAGTAGCGGAACTAAGGTCTAAGGAATAAAGGGGATTACCCTTTTCCCGTTGATCCTTATATCACTGGAAAACATAATCCTGATTGTAGGTACAATCCTGAGGTAAACCTCGGAGATAACCTATCAATAGGTGATGTAGTGGCTTTAACATGCCCTGTACTATTCAGTTGCCCAAGGCAATATACCGCTTCTTACCACCAAGATCATCGAAGTAGGCAATCCGCCCTAGGGTAGGATAACCTCACTTCTTTAATCGAGGTAGAGAAGAAAGTAGAGTGCCCAGTACTTCCATGAAATTTCATTGATTCAATGTCTTTAAATGGTAGGAGAGATGGTATCTCCCCTGCTGGGAGCACTTCGGATGAAGTGCAACCAGAGTACTGATCCGGTCAAGTTTCTCAACAAGACCAGGATAGTGGACAATTGCAATAGTATCAGCCAAGATAGCTAAGATTCCCTTCCCATGTGGACCGGATACCATCCACTGTCTCCCCATCTGATGGGGATGGATGTAATATCTGGCACCAAAGAAAGGAGGAATCTTAGAGTTCTTCACTGATCGTAATCCCGTCCCATGCATAAGACGTGGAACATCTTTGTTAAAGAGTTCCGTAAACTCCTTTTCCTGTCTTGACTGAGGATCAGTAATGGTCCTAAAATCTGTCTTAACAGGAAAGGGGAGTCTCTTATGCAGTCGAAGGAAAGAAGTGATGAGGATCTTATCCCAGTATGACAAGGTTTTCCATGACCTTACAACTGAGAGTAAGATTCTCGGCAGACCAGACTTACTGGTTTTGCACCAGAAGGTCCCTGCCTTAAGTCTAATGATAACTCCCTCAAGTGCAAACTTTCGGAAGATTACTCATGTAGACTTAAATCACTCT